TATTCGGGTCCTTTTCAGAGGACTCACGTAGCTCGTCACCAAAGGTGATACGGGTAGCCTGCCACGAGGCAGACTTAGAGTTAAACCCTACGCCAGCAGCATAAGCATTTTGAAGGTTCTCATACATTGGGTGAGTCAAACGCTGCTTGATGGCGTAGAGAAAGTCGGCGGCTAGTTGCTGAGTCTGAGAGACTATCAGCACACGAAAGTTAGGATTACGGGCAACCTGCCAGGTTACGTAGTCCACTGTGATTGTGATGGACTTGGCGTGGTTTGGCGGGATGTTGATAAGGATACGGTTATTGGCCAGACCCTGCTCGTACTTCATCGAAGGGTGTAACCAGGAAGGCTCAACGCCTTCGATCATATCCACTAGGTTTTGCTGGTGGGGGAAGGTCTTAGAGTTAAGAAAGCGTTGGCGGAACTCGGCAAATGAGATGTCGTGGACATCGCCTGCGGCAAAGGATTTGTCCTTTAGTCCTAGGCGGGTTCGGTCAATCTTGTCTGTAAAGATCTTGTCAGTACGTCGGTAGTACTCGTATGTCTTCATAGACTTGCCTGCCGATAGGCAGGCTTGTTCAATGGTCATACCCTCAGCTACACATCCTAAGATGATTCGCTTTGCTATATCTGCTGAGTTCTCAGCCATTGGGTCTCCAGTATCTCATTGGGTTATAGATAGACTACACCCGATTAAAAGTTGTGCTCTGCACAACCACGGATACGGTAAACTCCCGAGCGAGCCACAGCGAAGCGAGGGGTAAGTTGGTGCTCGTCCTAGGGACTCGCGTAGTGCCAACGTAGCGAGTGGTTACGGGGCTATCACAATTACCGCCCCTACTGTATATAAGGCAGGAAAAAAACTTCATTTCCTGCCTATGGTATAAAGTATTTACAGAATGTGACTAACGTCACTATAAATACGGTACAAACTAGGACATTAATAAGTGATCTGGTTCACTTTAGGAAATATATCTGTAGTGGGTACATACTATACACACGCACTAAACTTAACACCTAGGGGTCTGCTCGCCGTAACCGCAGCAGCTTCGCTGCTGAGCTGCGCTGCTGCAGCTGCTGTACCGTACTGTTAGGGTATCCCGCTGGGCTAGCTACCGTATCGGCTACCCTCTCTCTCTCTCATATATCTATCGACTGTTATTTAATATCCCTTAAAGCTGGCCAGCTGTCTCAGCTGTTAGCAGCTCGCGGCCTATCCTCGCGGCCAGCTCGCAGCTGTCCCAGCTGGGAAGCTTGACAGCTTTACAGCTCGCGGCCAGCTGTCGCAGCTGCGGCCAGCTGCCAGCTCGCAGCTTCTCCCGCTGTTATTCTCCCAGTTTATTCTCAGGATCTTGTTATCTAATCGTTACCATAATTCGCAGCTTTCAGCTTGACACGCTCATTACGGTAGCGTACTTTAAGCATATCAGCTGAAGAGTTCAGCTGAAGGAAGGAAAGTAGAATGAAGCTAGATAACTTTATCGAAGAGCATAATCCTAACAAGGACAGCTGGGCAACTATTAAGCTAGAGCTTCCAGCTGACCTAGTAGAGCGCAGCACTGGCGAGCTTATCAATTCCCGAGCTCGCGCTACTATCTACCAGCTGGGCACTAGCGACAGCTATACGCTGCTCACTACTGGCGGACATAGAAGCTCTAATCGCTGGCATAAGGACATCACACTAGAAGAAGCTAAGGCCAGAGCTACAGCTTGGGCAGCTCGCCGCTACAAGGAAGGAAAGTAGAATGAAGAAGAAGAAGCACTGTATTACGGGACAGCACCCAGTGTGCACCAGCTCGGACAGCAAGCTCGCTGAGTGTGTCTGCTGGTGTGCTGAGTGTAAAGATTACCAGCGGGCAGCAGCTCGCGCCTATATGGGGAAGGAAGCTAACTAATATGGACAGCTTTAAGCTGCAGACACGCGCCCGCTGCGTAGAATGCGGGAGAATATTCAATCTACTGAATGAAGAGGAAGCGGGAGAGTATTACTATGGCCACGATTGCGAATAGCTGCGAAGATTGCGGCAGCGTGACAGCTGTCAAGCTAGAGCCTTACGGTAGCAGCTTCCTAGCTGCGATTAGCTGCCCTAGCTGCGGCGATAGCTTTGACACTAACCTAGACCCAGCAGACATAGAAGCACTACGCTAGAGCTTGACTAGCTGCCAGCTCGCAAGAGCTGGCCGCTGGCCTAGGGCTAGCCTAGGAAAGATCCTTGGAAGGGGTAGAGAATGAGAAGCAAGGAAGAGAAGGCCGCATTTATCCGCTCACTAGCTGACGCGGTAGAAGTGATGGAAGAGCGCGGGACTATTGTGCCTACTACGCTGCTGGAAGATTACAGCGTGAGGAATGGCCTACTTATCCTATGGCAGAAGCCTACAGCTACGAAGTGTGCAGGCTTCCACGATTGGAAGAGCGCGGGAAGAAGCGTAAAGAAGGGAAGCACTGGCGCAGCTATCCTAGTGCCTACAGGCAGCTACACCAACGAAGCGGGAGAAGATAAAATGCGCTTCAGCTGGCGATATGTATTCGATATCGCAGACACTGAAGAGCTGGGAGAGAATGCGCCACGCCTAGCGCGAGAAGTAGCTTAGAGCTTGACTATTCCTTACGGTAGCTATACCGTAGGGAATGGCCTAGAGCTAAGCACTAGGAATAAACTACCTTGGAAGGGGTAACAGAATGGCAGGGAGAGAGAAGCAGTATATTCGCCTAGTTGATATCGAGACAGGCGAAGAAGTAGCAGCAGCAGAGATGACAGAAGCAGCAGCGAGAAGGATCGCTAAGCTTTATATGGTTCACGGTATCTATACTAAGCAGGTAGCGTAATGCAAGAGACAAAGCTAGAAGAGTTCAGACCTTGCGACATCTCGCAGACTATCGAACAGCTGGGAATGAGTAACCTATTCGCCATAAGTGGCGGGAGAGTAATCAAGCGCAGCACTGGTATCACTTTACCTATTAGCAACGGTTACAGCTTGACTATTGACCTTGCTTGGGACGATACCTATACCGTACGCAGACTATTTACTAGAAGCGGAAAGGTATCTATCAAAGGTGAGCTTACTGGTGTTTATTGTGATGACCTTGGACAGGTGGCATATTACGGCAGCTGCTTCAGATCACACCCGCATTGGGGCAATCAAGTCTGGCAGGATACAGTAAACGGGAAGGAAGAGTAAATGGAGAAGGTGCAGTGTGAATTGTGCGGTAAGTGGTATGAATATGAGAGCGAAGGGAAGGAAGAGTAAATGATTACAAGAAGAGGGAGAATAGTAAGAGCCCTAGCGATAGGGCTTCTACTAGCTGCAACATTCTACGCTTCAGGCCATATTAACTGGGTTGGTAACGGTTGGTGTTGGGGAACAATTACCGAGTGTTACTTTACAGAAGGGCAGGGGAAGTAATGGAATTTAAGACACTACAAGAAGCTATTGAGTCTATTGGGTACGGCTTGTGCTCATTATGTAAGGCAGAGCACGAATTTCCAGATGTTAAGTGTGATCTAATGGACGGAAAAGAGGGAAAGTAATGAGTGTGCTTTACGAAGAGAATTATCTAGCTACTGATTGCAATAAGTGTAAGCGAGAGTTTAATTATCTCGTACATAAATCTAATAAATGTATCTATTGTGAAGAGGAAGGGAAGTAAATGATTACAGCAACGGAGTACAAGAGCTTTACTAATTACACTACACGCAAGGCCACTGATACTTATGACCTAGAGAATGGCAGAAGGGTGAAGGTATATACCTCTCACTACAAGGGCAGTAAGGCTATCGTTACGACAGTTAGCGAGTGCAGTGTTAGCTATAGCGGGATCTTCACAATGGAACAGTGGCGACAAGGTGATGACGCTATGGTGCGAGTAAGTGTTATACCTTGCAGCAGGTACAGCGACAAGCTACTGGCAGAAGCTCACGCAGCTGGAGTAATTGCAGCAGCTGAGCTAGTGAGCCAGCTAATAGAGAAGAATGCAGCTATGGAAGGGGAAGAAGAATGAAGGTAAGTGAATTGATTAGCCAGCTGGAAAGCTATAAGCCAGATGATGAGCTGCTCGTGGCGTACTGGGATAAAGAGTTCGCCGAGACAGCTTTCGACAGTGATGAAGGGATCAAGGTGAGTGACGAGCTATGGTCACAAGCTATTAGACGAGCTGAGAAGGCTGAATTCTGGCAGAGCTGCGCTTCAGAAGAGATTACCGATCAAGTATTACAGCTAATTAGAGAAGGGAAGGAAGAAGAATGATGAAGGTGCTAGAGAATGGGCTATCGGTTTGCCTACCTTGTGGAGAAGGGTTAGACGGTGCTCTCATAGACTATGAAGCTGAGCGCAACGAAGCTGAGCCCGATTGTGACGCTTGTGAAGGGGGAAAGAAGTGAGTGCTGATATGTACGAGCTGAGCGAGACACGATACACGCTAAGTGTAAGGGAGTTATACGACAGTGAAAGCCCTACTGAAAGAGCTTGGGATATAGAGTCATATGACAGCAACGGAAGTGTGATAGCTAATGGAGTGGCGAGCACTTTCCTATTGGCACTAGAAGAATTATTCAGAGAGTTTCCTAGTGAAGAGGGAAAGGGTGATGATGTAGAGACAGTGTCTTGGTCAAGCTCAAACCCTACGGGAGAGGTTATGAACTAATGAAAGATAGATACCTAGTAACACTAGAGATCGAGACTTATGACGGTGACCCCAGACAATGGGATTGGGAGAAGCTATCTACTGGTGAAGATGTAATTAAGATAATCGAAAGTCAATGGAAGGGTAGAGTACTACCAACAGAAGGGAAGGGTAATGAATAGCATTTCAGATTACAAATACGGTATGTGGTTTACAAATGCCTATGCAGTTTTAACTAAAGAAGAGTCAGCGTTATGCTTTACACGCTGGGTAAAGGAAGGGTACAAGTTATGAGTAAATGGACAGTATGGGTAGGTGGTAGTGAGGTTAATTGGCAGCACTACACACACAAGATAGATGCTGAACGGGTAGCTGAGTTTTACCGTGAGGTCAAAGGTTATGATGATGTAATAGTGGAAGAGGTAGCGTAATGAATAGAGTAATGACCAAAGGTTGTACTTGTAGTGAATTAGATGATGACCTTAAAGCTGAAGGGTGGAGTTGCTACCCTTGTTATGAGGCTGATAATGAATAAAGAATACTGGCAAGCTAAGGCCGATCTATGTCGTGACCTTGCACTGATACAGATACAGGAAGAAGAGACGGAGAAGGAAGCGGGAATGAACCTAATGAGAATGACCTATGCACTATCTATGATCGATATATATTCAGAAGGGAAGGGTGAGTGATGACAGAAGAGACAACGACCCACGTTATTACAGTGGTGGTACAGGCAGGGCAGAAGTGGAATAAGGTAGAGCTGTTCGATTTCAGCGGTGGTGAACCTACCCCGTTAGCAGCTGGGGAAGGTAGTAACTGGCGAACAGCGTTAGGTGAAGCACTATCAAAGATCACACTATCATCAGATACACCAGAGAAAACTATCAACGATATAGTCAAAGAGAATATAGAAGGGCAGGGAGAGTAATGAGGTACACAATTACAGCTGAGGTAGATCAGCAGTGGTTTGATATGTTAGGCCAGGTCACACGCCACCAAGACGGATTTGTATGGGTAAAAGTAGAAGGGGAGGGGGAGAATGAGTGAAGTGATTGCATTCCACCCACGAGTATCCCCGCTTATCAACCTATATGAAGTGGTAGATGAGAAGGGAGTGGCGATCTGGGGTGGCAACAGTGCCAACGAAGCTATTGAATATCTAAGGCGCAGCCCTGTTAATTGCAGGCTTCTAGTCTCAGGCTGGGATAGTGATGAAGAAGATGCTCACTTAGTAGGGCAGTCCTTGGATATTACTAAGGTTATCTTTGCAGCATTGGCAGTAGGCCAATGAGTGACGACAAGAGAATGGCGAGTGCTGCAAAGGCAGCTGTCTATTACCGTAACTACCGAAGAGCTAGGGACAGGGCTTTAATCAAGCTCTCTCACCTGCACCCAGAAGATTACAAAGAATTACTGGAGAAGGAAAAGGTGAGTGATGAGCAAGAAGGTAAGACGTGGATTGATCTTAACGGTACTACTGCTAGTCCTCGTATCGTTGCACGAGCAAAGGCTAGGGGAATTACCCTTACCCAAACCGATACCGATACAAACCAAAGCAACAATGGAGGAGAAGCGTGAGAACAAGGCACTTGCAGTTAGTTACTCACGAGCACTCGGATACGATAGGCAAGAGAGAGAGTGTCTCGTCACCCTATGGACCCGTGAATCCAGGTTCGACCACCTTGGTTTCCCAAAGAACTCTAAGGGAGAACCAGCTTCGTCAGCTTTCGGAATTGCTCAACTCCTTGGAGAACGTAGTAGAGAGCCTGAATTACAAATCCTTCACGGCCTACGATACATTGGTCACCGCTATTCAGGGAGTGCGTGTCGCGCTCTCAGGCACAGTGACAGAAGAGGTTGGTACTGATACAATCTGAACCGCTCACCTCTTCCGAGTAACAGGAACCCTACTGCACCCTTCCGCGGTAGGGTTCTTTACTTTGCAAAGACAAAAAGCCCTAGTCATTTAGACTAGAGCTTGTTGCCAGCACTCTACAGGCGGAATTGCCTGCCGAGATCTGAAAGTGTAACGAAACTATTTCATAATTACAAGAGCAGAAGGGAATGGTGCTGAGTTAGGTTGGTTGCCAAACTTTAATCGGCCACGAATAAATCTAATCTCATAAGCATCTATGCAGTAGTCGTGCCACCAAGCTGTATCAGTACGAGCTGGGACTAGACAGACCACCGTACCCCCCCCGTTTGCAACGGCGTTTGCTTTACGCATCCAATCCTTGATGACCCTGCCATAAGGTGGGTTCAACCATATAGGACCAGTGCTATCTTCAACCCAGTTCCTAACCAGCGCATCACGCCTTGACTGGTCTGGATGGTCAGGACCATACCAGTTATCAGGCACTAGTGTAGAAGAGGATAGCGCAGCTGCATCTAGGGTGAAGTTGAACTCAGCATTGACCTTATCGAAGTAGTCACGTGGTGTAGTCCACGTACCGTCAAGTGAGGTACGCATACCAGAAGTAAAGCCGTTAGTCATTAGCCACCTGTACTGTAGAAGCCTTTACCCTTGAAGGTAATGGCAGGTGTATCCCACTTACGGATCATAGTTACGTGGCAATCAAAGCAGGATGGTTCACGTGGGTCCTCGTGGATACTGCGCTCAATAGTTATTTCCCCATTGCAATCAGGGCAACGATAGTCATACTGCATCAGAGCTTTACCGCCTCTTCTATAGGTAGATAACCTACTAACTTGCTTACCTTATTGGAACGTGAGAACTCAGTTGTCGCTGGCATCCAATGACTAAACCATTCAGGTTCTGGTACTTCCATCAGGTCAAAAGAAAAGACCCCTTCTGGGGTCGAGTTAATGTAGAACGGGGTGAGATCTCGCTCTGCTGCCTGCGTTATTAACTTGCGATACTTCATCTCTTCAATCAGCAGCGTGGGATAGTGGGTGTTGCGACACTTCAACTCTATGTATGCAGAAGAGTCACGACTAATGCAATCGAATGAGTCATAGATGCCCTCTGACTTCTGTAAGTCAGGGTACTTGGTATCCAATAAGAATAAGAATAGATCAATCTCTTTCATTGCCACGGGTTATCACCGCCCAAACCATTCTGCACCTTGCGTAATGCGCTGGTGCATCTACGATCTGCGGTAGATACTGCACACTCTAGTAAGCCTGCCACCTGTTGCAAGGTGAGTCCTTCGTGGTAGCGCATACGAAGTATGGTCTGGTCCTCTACTTCAAGCTTTAAGTATGAACGCTTTACATCAATCAAGGTAGCAAGCAGGTTGCCACCTTCTGCTGGAACGCTAGGCTTTTTAGGTGAGCCATCATTGATAAGGTTCTGAGCCTGCTCTAGTACCGTATCATCCACAATAGATGCGATAACGTGAGGTAGAACCTGTGCGATCATAGCTGTATCGTAGAAGGCTTCATCACCTGTGCGATAGCCAGACTTAGCCGCCTTCTCTTTGCGAGCATAGCGTTCTGCTGCACGTTTCATCTGCCAAGCAATACGCTTCTCATTGATAACACGTTGGACTGGGTTAGGTTCACTGAGAGCATCATTGAATTGTGTACCACGAGTAAGCGCCCAAGCAACGCACTCTTGTAGTACATCATCTCGTTCTACGTAGCCACGAAAGCGACGGGCTATTGCACTTGCAACGCTAGGTGCTATGTCGTAGATAGATTTATGTAGCTCAATCACAATTAGGTTCTTCTACCTCTGGCCACACACCATCTAGCACCATCATTGCAATAGCAGAATAGTTTAATAAATCCACAAAGCTATCACGCAAGGACTCGTTGCTTGGCTTAACACCTGAGTCTAGTAAGTTATTGATGCGAGCTATCTTGTCCCACATACGTACACGCAGACCATTAAGTGGTCCACCTGGTGAATGAGCAATGTTCTTTGGGCCGTAGTCGTGATGCTTACGCACCAGTAGATTGCCTGCTTGATCCATAATGCGCCAGACATCTGCGATGAACGCTTCATTTACCTTGTCGGCATAGGCCGAAGCAGTATAGTCTCGGTTTCCATATTGATCTCTAGGATCTGAAAGCCCATATGCTGCAAAATCTGTACCATCTGTAGCCATTCGTCTCTACTCATCCTTCTGTCCTAGTAGCAAAGCCTTCGTTGCATCTAAACCTTTGGTCAGATAGAAGTCATTGATGTCCATTGATGGGGGTAATGTTACTATTGTGCTATTAGAAACTTCTTGCGCGACACGCTTGGCAAACTCTGCGCCTGGGTTAGTGCCATCTTCTTTAATGTCATTGTCACCAATAACAAATACTGTGTCGTAACCAGTAAAGAGCTTGACAAAGTGTGGCTTCCAAGCCTGTACCCCAGGTACACCTACTGCTGGTATGCCAACAAGACCAGACAAGACCAGCGCATCTAACTCACCTTCACATACTGCAATGTATGACGAGTCAATAGTTATATCGCTAACATTATACAGGTGTGCCTTCTGCCCTGTTGGTGATCCATACTTGGGCTTGCCATCATCTAATCTGCGGAACTTATAGCCCACGCAGATACCATTAGCTGTCATATAAGGGATAGACAACCAGCCTTCGTGCATCTCGTGACCATTGATAGGATCTACCACCGAACCTAGACAGTACTGGCTAGCAACTACATCAGATATCCCACGTTCTTCTAGATACCCTAGAGCCTCTGCGCTTATGTTTCGGCTGTAATGTTTGGCCGCTTCCGTCAATGATTTCGATTGCACGATTGAGGGCATCCTTAAACTCCAAGTTCTCTATGTGCATAACAACATCTACTGAACTGCCACCCTTACCGCAGGTATGGCAGAAGTACAGGTTGTCATACGTATTCATTACAGCACTACGTCTGCTGTCTGTATGTATACAGCAACGAACTGCTGCTGACTTACCTTCTCTTACTTCTCCACCGTAATAGGAAACAATAGTTCCTATGGGGATTGAAGTTGCATCAACGGAGTTCTTTCGTTTGCTCGCTTTATGTACCCTGGACCAGTCTTGTGCTGGCATACGCACCCCTTGTCATCACACTTATCGTGCCATTGAGCTGAACGTTTGTAGTGAGCAAGCGTGTTTTCTTCTCCCGCTTTATGACAGTTCTGGCAAATCATATTCTTCTACCGCTTCTTCTGCATCAGCTTCTGCTATTGCTTCATCTAATTCTACAACTTCTGGTTGTAGTATATCTGTTGTTGTGATATTACCTTCTGGTACTGGCATTACTGTTTCTCCTTTAGCCATTGAGTTAAATCTTGGATGACCCAAGCCTGATCTATTGATGCGTTGCGACGCTTAACTACAACATATGACAGAGGGACTTCCCCGATACCTCGTGCCTTTGCGTAGTTAAGCGCCTCAACTTGTGCTTCTCTCCAGAACTCAGGCAGGGAAAGGGTCTGCCTGTTCTTGAGTTCAAGGATGTAGGTTTCTCCAGATATGATAACAACCATATCACCTTCATCCTTTGCCCCAGCTTTAGTCAGACGTTCTGCTATTACGCTTTTACTGCGTAACCATTTCATTACATCTGTCTCAAACTGAGAACCTTTGCGTCCGTTCTTATTCGCCATTAGATAGCACCATATGTACTTTCCTCGCTATTGGTACGCAGGTAGGCCCTACCTTGCGCATCATCATCGCCTATCTGACAAGAACCAAAGTTCACAAACAGCGATGCCCATTGTGAGGCATCTGCAAAGTGTGGACCAAAGCGGTTCTTAACTGATGCTATCCGTAGTAGACCCTGTGTTGGGTCATACCCTAGCGTAAGGATAAGAGCAGGTAACTGACTCACCTTTCCGTGGATTGCACGTCTAGGTGGTGGCATCATTGGAGAACCATACTCGCTCTGTTCGCTTACGTGATGGAGCACAAGCACACAAGCTTCAGTCTTACGTGCCATATCGTGCAACTCCATCATAATTGCACGAAGCCCAGCCCATTCATTATCTGTTTCGGCTGCCACATTCATTAGGTTATCTATGATGATTAGCTCTGGCATTACACCATAGAGTTCAACATAGGCCTTGATCTCCATCTCAATATCATCAAGAGACGGACTGGAGTCAAAGACCCATTGGATGTGAGAAGCCTTAGCAAGATAAGGATCGTAGTAACGCTGGCTTTTATTGATATTGTTTTCGACAGTCAGTTGTGAGTGACCTGAAAGATGAGCAGCAGTACGTATCATTACTGTTGCTGTGTCTGTATCAGCAGAAAAGAATAATGTTGGAACCTTTGCTTTGATTGCATAGATCAATGCGAACATTGACTTACCAGCATTCGGTGCAGCAGCGACCATACAGACTTGGCCACGACGGAACTTGATAGATTGCTTAACTAAGTTTTTCCACACGTCAGGTAGCGGTGTGGCTTTGGTAGTCACACCACCCCAAGCACGGGATAGGTTAAGCACTCTGCTCCTCTTCCAATATTATTCGTCGTTCTCTACGTATCTTCCTGCGGTCACCATCGGTGAGTCCACCCCAGATACCGTGGCGTTCCTTACGGATACCCCACTCAGCACATTCAACAATGTGTTCGCAGTTACGACAGATTGATTTTGCTGATGCAATGCTCAGACGTACAAGCTTGCCTTCGTTTTCCTTGTCAGGAAAGAATAGATCGCCACCTACCTGAGCACATAAAGGAACCTCAAACTCGTGTGGTTCCCGCATT